CAGTCAAGCCAGACACCAAGGCCTTGCCAGCTGCGCCGCGAGGCAACAGGTTAGACACATACACGCTGAAGCGGTCCAACATGCCGATCTTGCCAGTACGGATAGTGCTGGATTGGTCGCCAGTGAAGTAGGCTTGAGCGATGCTAGATTGCATCAACAAGTGACGGTCGTATGGGCTGATGATGAGGTAACGGCCATCTTCAGGCACGTTTTGCTCGTCCAACACAGTAGACATACGCAAGATAGCCTTGAGCACGTTTTCTGGAGTGGCTTGGTCGATAGGAGCAGTGTCCGAGCCCAAGTTGTAGGCGGCAGAGATTGCACCAGCGGTAGCGCCGTAGTTGGCAGCGTCAGCACCTTCAGTCACGAAGCTGTTGAAGAACACTTCGTTTTCGATCTGAATTTTCAACTGCTTAGCAGCATCTTCAGTGAACATGTTCATCAAGTTCATGTCAGATTGGTAGGCCAACACGTCGTTCACTTGAACGCCGAAGTATTTGCCCTTGTTCACTTGCATATCTTGATAGCTAGGAGTGGGGACTTCGTAGTTCAGGTTTTGACCTGCGGTGTAGTCAGAGATGGTGATGGTTGGAGCCAAACGGATACGGATGGTATCGCCTTGGTTCTTCAACTCGCCTTCGTAATCGGTGTTAGCGATTTCAGACAACATTGTGTTTTGGTAGAACTTGGCCAACAATTTGCCAGACCACAGGGTCGGGATGAATGCGCCAGAGTAAGAAGTGCTCGTGTTGAACGGAGCTTGAACAGGATAAACAGCAGCCATTTTGGCCTCCTAAAAGTTACAGGTTGGGTTACGACCCTGCCCCAAAGGTTACGCGACTACGCGGTTCTCTTTGTAAGCTAAGTCGATTTCAGCTTCAAGTTTGCGTGCCTCTTCCATATGGCCCTTGGCGCTCAAGTCAGCAGATTTGATGAACATCCGTTGGATGTCCGCATCACGGTAGATGCGTCCCTGCTGGACAGGTGCAGCGGCGGAGCCGGTACGGTTTGGCTGGATTTGACGTGCGAGCTCTTCAGCTTTGCTTGGTGCTTGCTCTGCGGTGTTTGCTGGGGCTTGGGTGGCCTTGAACAAACTAACGTAGTGTGCAATACCTTCAGCGTCGCCACGATTGAACGCGCCTTGTGCAACAGTCATGCGTGGACCACGGAGCAGCGGGTCAACTTCGTTCAGCCACTCAATCCACTTGGGATCAGTGTTGATCTGTTCAAAGTCCGGCACCAAACGGTGCAGGCGTTGCTCGAAGGATGCTTCGGACACTTGCGTACCGGTGGCGGTCAGCTGCTCGCGCAACTTCTCGTTCTCGATTCGCATGGCGTCTAGCTCACCACGGAATTCTGCTGCCACTTCGCGGGCAACCTTGCGTTGGACTTCAATTAAGTCCGAGCCGAATGCTTCTACATCTGCATCCGTGACCAACTTCTCTTGCGTAGCTGGCTTGACAGGTTCGGCGGGCTTGGTCTCAGCGGCTTTGCGGAGGTTATCCACTTGGCTCTTGAGTTCACGCAAATCTGCGTGCAAGCGCGGCACTTCGGCGTCGTACATACCCTTGAGGGTTTTGTACTTCTGCTGCCATGTCTCTTCGGCTACGACAGGTTCTGTCGGTGCTGGCGTTGGTTCAACAGGTGTTGGCTCTGCTGGAGCGGGACTAGGTTCAGGTGTGGGCTCTGCGGGTGCTGGGTCAGTAGGCGGGGTGGCCTGTTTCTGGCTATCAGCAATCTGCTGCTCAATCTTTTCCAGTTCCTTCAACTGGGCTTCTACTTGCTTTGGCAATGCCATTTTTTGGTTTCCTTAAAAGCTCCAACTCTGCTTCAGGCTCCTACTTCGGTCTGCCGTCGACATAATGGTTTGCTACGGATAAACGGTTAGTTTCCTAACCGGGCGAGAACCTCTTGCGATTTCTCAACCGCTTCGAGGAAATCTGTTAAGACCTCTGCCCGACCTTGGAGTCGGTGAATCCTGACTGGGTCTTCTGCCTGAATCAACGCCGTTTTCACTTCGTCGAGCTTGGTCTTAAAAAGTTCCAGCAGGGCTTCTTGCTCTGGATGCTTACAGCGGGTTAGCGCCTGTATGTGCTTCCGTTCGGGCTTGTGGCCTACAAAAATCTTCATGTGCGAATTCTATACGCAAACTTACATGGCGTGTCAAGAAAGATTTTCGAGTTTGTACAAAGTTGAATTCAACAATGCAACGATCTCGTCAATCGCGTTCTGCAATTCTGAATGCTCACACATTGCTTCACGGTTGTCATCAATGTAGCGGCGCAGGCCGCGCACCATCATGATGGGGTCGGTCTCAGGCTTGAACGGCAGCTCAGGGTAGTCCTGAATACCGTAGCGCCCTTGGTACGACTCGGCCAAGGCGTCCGTCAAATCAACCACCTCGTCATAAAACTCGTTGAGCGCTTTGTGAACTGCAAAACTGCGCGTGCGCAGGTGCATGACGTGGGCGTTCGTGCGAGCGTGGAACAGCTGCATGATTAGCGCAGCGACTGTTGGGTTGGCTGAAATGCCTTTCATACTCATACTCCGTTAGGGCGTGGTGACATCATGTTGCTCTCGCGACCGCCTACTTGGCTGCCGTCAGGGAGCATGTTCTTTGGGGCTGGACCTTGGGTCATGCCGGGCTGCTGGGGCAGTGGCTGGCCGTCCGGGCCTACGCCCATCAACTGGGCGATCTGGCCTTGCAGCTCAGCGATCAGTTGCTGTTGCTGCTGAATCGTACTGACCTGTTTGCGGCTTGGCACGATACGGTCCACGTTACCGCTGAGGTTCTTGGCTTGATCGCGCAAGAGTTCGGCAGCGCCGTCCATGCCCACGATCTGTTGAGCCACTGGGCTGTTGAGGACCGTTGTCAAGAACTCGTTGCGGCGCACGGCTTCAGCTTCCTTGATGACCAAGCTGGTAGCACCCTTGGCCACAATGTTCACGTCGCCGATCAAATCTGGATCGTCGCTGTAGCGCAAGTTGTCTTGGTACAGGCGCTCGATGGCTGGGGTGATGACGTTGTGGTCGATGTTGCTGATAACCTGCTTGATGCCCTTGCCGGCGTTGCTGATGAGCATCGACAAGCCAGACGAAGTGCGGCCAGCGCCCGGTGTGTTCTCACCAGACATGTAGCGAGGAATCATGGTGTCTTCGTCGGCGCGAGCACTGAACTTCTCGAACACCGTCATCAACTCTTGCGCGTTGCTGTTTGGCTGGAAGAAGCTGATTGGGGCAGAGCTGTCGGCCACTTCGGACGCAGTGAACTGCCAAATCTTCCATGGGTGCATGTCCGTGATGTCCTCGCCCTGTGGCAAGCGCGACACGTTCACACCGACCTGTGGGCCAGAGCTGATGCCCATGTTGTTGGCCAAGCTGCGTGCAGATGCGTTCACCATCGACTGTGCATCACGGCACAGGTCAGTCACGCCCTTGCCGTCGACAGAGCCGGGCAGGTTTTCGTAGCTGGTCAGGAAATACGGCTTGCGGCCCAGCGGGTCGTAGTTCAACACAGCGCGGATGACGACGTTGCCGATCAACCACACTTCGCAGGGGTAGCTCAGGGCTGGGTCAGGAATCTCTTTTTTGGTCAGGCCCCACTCAATGAGCAAGCTGCCTTTGACCGAGTCCCACATCTGGAGGGCGTCAACCAAGTCGCCGGAGATGATCGCTTCAGTGACGTACTTACCTTCGGCTTGCGCCTTCGATGCGTCGGTCCACAACCACTGCTTCATGCCTGAGGTGCCAAAGTCATTCAAGACCGTGCGGATAGCGTCATCGTTGTAGCCGGGCACGCCGATCAAGGCTTGCAAGTCGTCCGCAGTCATGCGGTGGCGTTCGATGATGTAGCCGTCGCCGAGCTCCCAAGACCACGGTGCCCAGTAGAGCATGAATGGGTCAACGCGCTCCCACTCGTTGCGGATTGACTCCACCGGTACGAGCTTGCCGTTCTGCCATTGCAGGGTCTTGCGCTTGCGCTTGATTGGGCCCTTGAGCACAGCGTAGGGGAAGGTGACGATGTCGTCGAGGAATTCGTTGAACGCTTTGTACCAGCCGCCTTCGGCCAACTGGTCTTCCATCTTGCGCTCCATGCGGGACACGCGCTCGTCGGATTCTTCCTTGAGCTGACGCAGCGCCTCGTCTTTCATCTGCATGGCCATCTGGCGCAACTCGTCTTGAGAAGGCGGCATGCCGCCCTGCTCCATGTGGGCCATCAACTGTTGGGCCAATG